ATTGAACGTGCTGTTGAACACGACTCAAAGCTAGATGGTCTGATTAGCTTTGCTGATCTTGATCTTAAAGGATGGGAGGTGCAAGACTTCTTAGACCCTATCGTCATAGATGGTGTGGCATACTGTCACTACTTCACCTCTGGTGTTATGGGTAGGCCAGTGTCTTCTGCCAAGCTACTGCTACAGAAGAAGTACATGAGTTGTGTTATGGGACATGTCCAAGATAGAGACATAGCCTATGCACGTAGGGCTGATGGTTTAAATATGACAGGTCTGTTTGCTGGTATCTACTATCAACATGACGAGGCATACCTTAACCCTCAGACTAACGGATCATGGTCTGGTCTATGGGTGTTTAATGATGTACAAGATGGTAGCTTTGATGAGTTGCCTGTATCAATGTCGTATCTACGGAGGACTTATGGCTCTAACTTTGGAAGAGTTGAAAGGTCGCTTGAAGCAGTTGGATGAAGTTATTCTTGTTGATGTACTGCAATTAGAATCTGAAGATATAGTTAATAGGTTTGAAGATGTGATCGAAAGAAACTTCTACAACCTAGAGATGCAACTAGAGGAACCATATAGTTATGATTGAAGATAGGATAGAACCTTTGTTTGACTTTGAGAAGTTAGCCAGTGAGACTCAAGTTGGAGGTACTCACTACACTAACCTATCTATACAGCCTATGCAGTATTCTATGGCTAACGAGTTGAACGCACTACAGCATACAATCATTAAGTATGTCACTCGTTATCAGGATAAGGGTACACCATTACAGGATCTAGCTAAGGCCAAGCACTGTATTGATATGCTGATAGAGTTTGAGTTGGAGGGAAAATGTGGGTAAAGTTAAACACTCATTGGTTGAACATGAACCAAGTAATATTTGTTGATGAAGAGGCTAGAAGTATATCACTATCTAGTGGTAGATCAGTCCAGATAACTGAAGCTGCATTGGCTACTATCATGAGAAATGTTAAAGGGCTACCTCCACTCAAAGAGAAACCTAAACTAAAGAACCTAAAGAAGGAATAGTTTCCTAGGGAAATTAATAGGGGGCAATTAAGCCCCCTTCATTACGCCTAGTCCTTAAGACTATCAGGCATATCATCAGACAGTCCCTTCCTAGAATACCAAGCCGATAAGAACTTCTTAGCAAACTCAGGATCTTGTTGACGTAGTTGAGCAGCAAACATAGTGCCTAACTTACCTCGTAGTTTATTTGAAATAAGATCAAGCCTCTTTCTCTTAAGACTATCAGAAGAGTTCTGATAAGCAGGAGAATCAATAATGCTCTGTAGCACAGGAGTTAACATCTCTGCATTCATCTGACGTAGCCCACCTAGTTGTTCACTAGATAACTTAACTCCCTTCAGCTTACCTGTGATACCTCCCTTATCCCACGCTACCCTCTGCATCTCTTGTTGAACAGGAGTTAGATTACTAGCATCAAACATGTGGACACTGCTCCATGCTTGGTTAATGTCTATAGTTTTTGCATCACCATATACACCATACTTCTTAGGTAACTGCTCACGAAGGATAGGGATACGAGCTTGTAACCTTTCCCATGTATTCTCTGTCTGACGATCATACCCATCAAACATCTTAGCAGTCTGTGCTAGGAGTGCAGGAGTCATTGGTCGTGCAACAGTCTCTATCAATCCTTTCTGAATAGACACGTTAGGATCTACTATCATAGCTGTTAGTGTGTGCATACCTTCAAGGAAAGTCTTAGAGGTTATGTTACTCTTAACCATGTAAACTAGGTTAGCAATTAACTCTTCTGCTTCCTCACTGTTGATGTCCTCATCGTCTGCATACTCTTTAGTGAAGGTAAACAAGTCAGCCGCCATAGCCAGTGGTGTAGCTAGTGGTTCAAATCTATGATAACTTGTCCACACATCTCCTATGCGGATAGAGTAGGGCAAGATACCTGCATCTTTCCAACGCTGTCTCTCAGAAGCACTACGAGGGATACTACCAGTGATAACATCCTGATCATACATAGATCCAATTGTAGCAAACATAGTCATACCTATGATCTGACGAGGTATCAACTCATCATAACTCATCTTAGAGGGCTCACCATGTAAAGGTATCTTGTTAGTCCTTAGATCAAACAGTACCTTACTCACACCTTCCTTAGTCGTCATCGATGCCCTTATAGCAGGGATAATAGGTATATAATTATAACCTTCTTTAATTATGTTCCAAGGAGTTTTAATGAATGGAACAAACAAAGCAAAGGCAGGATGGTCATGGCGCAGCTGCTGTATCTTACGAGGAGTACCTGCTAACTTCTGTTGAAAGGCATTAAACAAAGCATCATCACGAATCAATGACATAGCTAGCCTAGCTTCCTTATCAGTCTCCGCACGTTTAGCTGCCATCTTAGGAGTTGCGTCCTTGATACTAACCTTCAATCCTTTCTTCTGTCCCTCAAAGGCAACTTGATTACCTGCTCTAGCAGCTACAAAGTTCTTTGTTCGTACATCCCAGTTAGTGCTTTGTGCTGCGTCACTAAATAAATCTTTCTTATATGCGCTGTACAAATCATCATAAGAACCCATACCAGCTTGGCTATCTTCCTTAGCAAACTTAGCAGCCATTTGGAACATGCTCTGTCTACGGAACCTTGCCTTACCATACTCATCTATACCTACAATAAGTTTAGTAGGCCATCGCACTAGAGTCTCACCTGCACCACCAAACGCTTGCCCGAACTTAGTCTTGCCAATAGTGTTGTGCATATAGTCTTGCATATCAAGAAGAATATCTTCCATCTGCTCAGTGCTTAACAGCTTAGGATCATCAACACCCATCTCATCTTTAAGGAAAGTTGTGAAATCTTTCTTAGTCATTCCTAATTGACGTTCACTAATATCACGCTCTAGTGAATAACCTTTACGAAACCCTTGGTTAAAATAGATAGCATCTTGACTGAATGAATCAACAGAGGCTTGCCACATAGCCGCCACTTGGTTCCACTCTCGTCCACCATTAGTCAATTTAATAGAGTCTGTCATAAGACCAATAGATTCTATTATAGGTTTCATTAAGGATTGGATGAACATGGACATGATGTTTACAGCAGGAGTACCTGTACCAGATAACATCCCGTTGATCATAACATCTAATCCAATGCCAGAAACAGAATCATTCTTTTCATCTCTTGCGAGTACCTTACGATAGAACTCTGCTTTCTGTGCATCGCCAAACGAATCAATACGAGCAGCGTTGATAGACATTGCAGTGTTAGCAACCTCACATGCTGGTGAAAATTTCATTTACATTTAACTCCTGCGAATAAAGAATCTATCATACGATTCTCAGCAATGTCTTGCAACATCTTACGCCTATGATTTAATGCAGCAGATACTTTGCTGCCTTGTCCTTTGTTCCATGCTTGTATACCGTAGAACAAGTTAATGTCTGAATGTATCAAAGCGATTGTCTCATCCGTTAACCCAGTTGAGCTACCTAAAAGATCATAAGCATTAAACAACTTCCTTTCTACTTCTACAAACAGAGGCGATAACATCTGCATCTCTTCTGCACTAAATATTCTATCTTTCTTTTCTTGGTCAAGGATATACTTAACCATATCTTCTAGGTCTTCAATACCATTCTTCTTAAGTAGAGTCCTAGACGCAGCATCTATGTTCTCAAACGTATGACGACCACGCATCATCCCTCTAAGTGCAGTAGTGTCTAGTCCACGGGAACCAGCTACCTTCATAGCCATTTGACTATACTCTTCCAAGGCAGCAGTGGAGTTCTCCACCATATCCAACTTACTAAGATCAGCGTCAGTGAGTTCTTCACCTCTAGCCATCTTAACTTGGATCTCTTCCCTTGCTTCTTGTACAGCCTTAGATTCTTTTACATTAATAATCTTATCAGGATCACCGCCTTTGAACTTACCTGCTACTACACCAGCAGTTTCAGCAACAGAAGCCCCAGTTGCATCTAACCTAGGGAACATACGCTGTGCTACTTGAGTATCTAAATTTACTTTAGCAGCACCACCACTATCATTCCTACCAAGTCTAGCGCCTACATCTAATCTAACTGCTTTCTCAGTAGCAGACTCAAAGCCTAATACTCTGTTGGTATTTGGATTAAAAGGAGTGATAGATTCTTTGACGAGAGCATTAGTAAATGGTCTAGGCAATACTGCACCAGCACCACGTTGACCACCAGTAGGCAGTGAGCCAAACCCTGTAGCCCCTTTGATTGCTGATCCACTCCTATCAGCTACACTCTCTGATATTTTACTACGAGGCATAACCCCTGCTTCTTGTTGTACTCTATTGTTGAACCCTTCAACCTTACTAAACCTACCTTGCTTTACATTCTCTAAATTGATAGCAGCTTTACGGAGTACGTCCCCTTCTGCTTTCTGTACTTCTAATTGTTGTATAGTTTTTTGAGCCTCTATCTTACGAGCCTCTAACCTACCAGCATTAGATCGACTACCTAGAGTAGCCTTGCCAGTAGAACCTTTAAGAGTATTTAGAATGTTATCAATCTGTCCTAATTCTGATTTACTCTTACCAAGAGTCTTAGTCAGATCATCAAGAGCTTGTTGTGATGGGGCACCTTTAGCTTGGATCTCCATCTCAGCTTGTATCTTAGCCTGTGCCTGAGCAATGCTACGAACAGGTGCGTCTCCTGCTACATCCGCTACTGCACTAACAGCTGCTTTTGCTTCATCCTTTAGATCAGGAGTAACAGCATCAGGACTCTTAGAACCAAACTTACTAGCAATCTTACCTATGCCAGCGCCTAGACCAGAACCTAACAGACCACCAGCCATGATGTAGGCAACACGCGAGTCACCATACTGCTCATAGACAGGCTCTACTGATCCACCTAACAAGCCT